CCCTCGGAAGCGGGCGTCGAAGCCGCACACGGCCCAGAACAGGGTGGTGGGGATGGCGAAGCAGTTGCCCCAGATCAGCGCGACGGTTTCTGTGACGTGGTGCTGCTGGAACGCGCGGCTCTTGGGGTCGACGCCTTGCGGGCCGGTCAGCATGGTGCCGCTGACGCCGCCCTTCGCGTCGAGCGCGTTCTTGGACTGCAGGCTGCCCACATCAGGCTGCTTGCCGTTAGCCCGGTTCATGGCGGTGTCTGCATCGAAGGCGGACTTCTCGGCATACAGCTTGTTGGCGGCTGCGGTGTCGGTGGCTGTCTTGGCCGCTTGCTCGGAGGCTGACTTCTGCGCACCGGCTGCGGCCTGGCCTTGGCTGTACTGCATCGCCAAGCCCCCAGCGCCAAGGTAAGCCATGGTGCCGACAGCTGCTGCGGAGCTGGCGGAGGCCCCTAACGCTAGGCCGATGGTTGCAGGTTCACACATGTTCAGCCCTTCAAAGATTCGTACGGGTCATGTTCGCGGCGTTGCTGGTGGTTACGTGCACCGTCCTGCTCCTTGGGCAGCTGGTACTCAGGCACCGGGTAAGCGAAGGTCAGGGCCAGCGCGTCGCCATCGTCGGGGCTGGCCAGGCCGCGCGACTTCATGTGCTCCTTGCTCTCGAGCTGGATCTGGTCCTTCGCGGTGTACTGGTACTCCACGCTGGTCAGGTCGGTGACGGTGGCCTCGTCCTTGGCCAAGCTGCCGATGGTCAGCCACTCCTTCAGGCGGCCCCACATCTCGGCCCGCTTGTTGAGGTACTTCCGGTCATCGTCCGCCTTGCCGCCGAACTGGACCTCGACCACATCGTGGTTCAGTTGGCGCAGTCGGTCCACCACACCACCACCGACACCGCCACCATCCACGAAGACGACGGCGGACATGCCGAGCGACTTGATGTAGTCGATGTGCTCGGCCACCTTGCTGGCCAGCTGCATGGTGTTCAGCTCACGAAAGCGTTTGACGGGTATGCCGACACCATCACGCCCGACCCGCGTACGGATCACGCTCTGGTCATCGCCAAACCGTGCCACATCGACCCCAACGGCCGCTGTGCGCCCGATAAAGCGTTCAGCCAGGGGTAGCCTGCCCATCGCCTGTTCAACGCGCTCACGGTCGATGAACTGCAGGCTCGAGGCGTTGGGGAAGACACCACGGACACGGACTTTGACGAAGTCTGAGTCCTCGCCGTAGTCGGCCACCCACTGGTCCAGCAGGTCCTTGTTGGTGATGGCCACGCTCCTGCTGTCGATGTGCTGGCCGTGCCAGCGGTGGCGCTGCGCACCAAAGCATTCAGCGAAGGCGCCGGTGTTGCGGGTGGGGTTGCCGAACGCAAACCACATCGGCTCGCCGTCGGTCATGCCGCCCTTGCTCACCTCCCAGATCTTGTTGGGCACGCCTGATGCCTCGTCGAAGATGTAGAACGATGTCGAGTTGACCGCGTGCTGACCAGCGAACGCTTCGCTGTTCTCTTCTCGGCAGGTCTGTGCAGCACAGAACCAGCTCTCCCGGTGCTGCTTGTGCACCATCCGCATGGCGCCCTTGCCGGTCGTGATGTCAAACCAGTGGCCGGTGATGCTGCGCTTGTTCCACTTCGCAATCTCGGCCCAGGTCTTGGACGACAGCTGGTCGCTGGTGGTGGCGGTGATGGTGCCGTGGGCGTAGGGCCGGGTTGACATGATCCAGCCGACGATCCAGCCCACCATCGCCGACTTGCCGATGCCGTGGCCGCTGCTGATGGCCTCCATGATGGCTGGGACGGGGGTACGGCCGTCGAAGTCGTGCTCCCGCACCTGGCGCCCCAGGTTGTCCAAAAACTCGCAGGCCCAGGCGTCTGGCCCGTACTCGTAGTCGTAAATTAAATCCCAGGGGCTGGGCAGCTTGGCCACCTGCAGGGCTGGGTCGTGGGCCCAGTCGTAGGCAAACATCACGAACCCGAGCGGGTCGTCGAAGAAGTTGCCCATCTCCTGGGCCAGTTGCTGCTCGGACGACTGAGCCGACTGACCGGACGACTGAGCCAACTGAGCCAACTGAGCCAACTGAGCCAACTGAGCCAACTGAGCCAACTCAGCGGCCACTGCGGGCCTTCCTGGCGGCGATGATGGCGCCCGCCGTGTCGATCGAGCCGCTGTGCTCGACCTGCTGCTTGTCGCCGTAGCGCTTAGGGTCCCACTTGGCCAGCAGCTTCAGGCGGGTTTCAACGCGCAGCTTGGCATGTTGCACCGCTCCGCCGTCAGTGGTGCCGTACTGGGTGCTCGGTGGTGGCGCGTCGGCGATGTCCAAGCAATGCGCTGCGATGGCGTCGAAGCCCTCTATACGCGCCTGCGCGATGCTTTCGGAAACTCTCAGATCATCTTTGGCCCACTGCCACACGGCGGTAACGCCTGGCATGTGCGGATCGCGGCAAATTTGTGCCAGGGGCTCGCCCAGCGACAGGCGCTGGCAGATCTCGTCGATGATGGGTTCGCGGTCCTTAAACATGCCGCCACTTTGCGGCGGTCTTAGCCCTTTACGTGCACCTTGCGCCAATGGGTCGGCACCTGGCAGCGCGCCTTGCCGTTGCAGATGTTGCGCACCAAAGTTTTAGACACCTCAAACGTGGCGGCCAGCTTGCGGTAGCCCCAACCCTCATCGCGCAATGTCAAGAGCCGATCCACCTCGGCGTCGGTCAGGCGCGCGTTGTGGTGGCTGTCACCCACCCTGCGGCCCTTGGCATTCACCGCGATGGTTCGGGTCGGCATCAGTCGGCCCTGAACAGCTTCGGGAAGTCAGCCCGCGCCTTGACCATCACCGCTTCAATGGCTTTGACCCGAGCCAGCGGGTTGGCGTAGTTCACCGGGGTCAAGGACGCGCGCCTCAAAGCTGTGCGCACCTCCCACGGCAGCTGCAGGCTCACCGGGGGGAGTTCTGTTGGATTGGTCATGGGTTCACCTTTCTTGTAAAAAATTACTCATTCGTCTGTGTGCAAAACTTTGAGTGTTGGTCTTGCCACTTCGCGCCACACTTGCCACACCCCTAAAGGGTTGTGTGGCAGTTGTGGCATGTGGCACACCACAAGAGCGCCACAAGTGGCAACGTGTGGCAGATGTGGCAGATGTGGCAGTAAAAATTTGCACGTTCAATCCGCAATTCAAAACACATTCACCGAACCACCGGTCGTTGACAAGCGATTGGCAGCCACCAAAGCCTCAAGCGCACGCATCACCAAGTTGCGACGGCGGTCCCTTTTGCCGTCCCCAAGAGGCATCTCGGCGACGCTGGCGTCGATCAATTGCGACGTGGTCACGATGCCGGGGAGGTCGGTCAGGGCGATGGCCTGCCGGAGCACGACCTGCTGCCATACGCCCTTGGGCTCGGTCTTGCGTTGGGCCTTCGGCACACTGGCACCGTGCTGCACCACGCAGCTGGTGATGTCGTCGCCGTCCTCGTCTTGGCCCACGGTGACGCTGGCCAGGCTGAAGGCAAACTCCTCACCCTCGCCGTCGCCGTCCTTCATCTTGGTGACGGTGGCGCTGCGGTACTTGTCGCTGCGCTCGACCAGGATCTCCACGTCCAGCGCGCCCTTGATGCCGGACCAGCCGCGCAGGCCGCGCGTGCTGTCTTTGCCACTGTGGGCCACCAGCAGCACCATCGCGCCTGTGGCTGTGCCCAGGGCCTTGCAGTGGGCCAGGGCGCGGCCCATGTCCTCGCCGCTGTTCTCGTTGCCACCGGCTGTGACTTGGGCCAGGGTGTCGACCACAATCACGCTCAGGCCAGCCAGCGCCCGGGTGGCGGTGATCAGGTCCTTGATGTCGGCCTTCTCCAGGAAGTTGGGCGCGTCACCCAGCACATGCACAGGCGCTGTGGCCAGATCGACGCCGTGGTGCTCGCTGTAGGCGCGCAGCCGGGTGGTGAAGCCGCCAGCACCCTCGGCCACGATGTAGGCCACCGTGCCTTGGGTCACCTCGTGGCCGCGCCAGGGCGTGCCTGTAGCGATGGCCATGACCAGGTCCAGCGCCAAGAAGGACTTGCCCGCCCCCGACTCCCCGAACACAGCTCCCACGTCGCCATGCGGCAGCACCTTTTTAATGAGCCACTGCACCGGCCTGCGGTTCAGGTAGTCAGCCGCCTGGCTAAACTGAAACCGCATCGGCTTTGCTATTTTTTCAGGAGCTGCTGACGCAGGTATCGATTGGTCTGAAGGCGTATTTATCACCTCAAAATCGTCAGCGCTGGCTACCTTGCTGGTGGCCCGCGCCTTGGCCTTCTGGCAGTGCTCCACCCACAGGTACATCAGGGCCCGGTCGTGGTCGTAGCGTCGGTGGCTCAGGGCCACCTCCATCGCGTGCTCGTTGTTGGCCAAGACCGTGAGCACCTGGGCGTCGTCCAGCCCGGCCGCGTACAGCGCCACCGAGGTGGTGAACAGGGTACGGCTGCGGTCTGTCCCGGTGGTGCCTTCGGCCAGGAAGTCGCTCGCCTGGTACGGCAGCCCCAGCCCATTTATATCGGGCCACCCGTCCAGCTCATCGATCAGGTCAGGCAGCTGCAGGCTGATGACGTTGGACGCGCTCTTGACCTTCGCGTAGGCCTGGGCCAGCCCCTCCAGGGCTTCAGCGGGTGGGGTGGCCAGCTCATGGACCGACACCTTCAACCGCTGACCGGTGACGGTCAGGAAGCGCGGCTCCAGGCCGCCGTAGACCTCGATGCCGACCTCATGGTTGGTCCAGTCGCTGGCGATCTTGCCTTCGACCAGGATGCGCAGGCCCTTGCCGCTGGGGCTCAGCTCGGTGTAGCTGGCCAGGGTCTCAATCACCTCCAGGGCCCAGTCGTCGATGGTGTTGTCACGCACGCACCCGTCCAGGTCGATGCCGACGACCCCGTGGGGGCCGGTCATCACGTAACCCACCCCCGCGAACAGGGCCGGGTTGTGGGTGAAGGCCTCGAGCGCCTGCTCGTAGCTGTACCAGCGCTCAGGCTTGGCGGTGCTCAGGCCGTAGCCTGTGGTGGTGCAGGGAATCTTGTCGAACTTCTGGCGCTTATCGTTGAAGACCGCCTTCCACGGAGCCCAGCGGTTGTTGGCTTTGATGGTGGCAGGGATGTTGTCGCCGTTGAAGGCGGTCGGTTGTTTGGGTTGAGTCATCATTTGTTGTCGCCAAGAAGCCAAAGTGATCGCAGGACGTTTCCTACAAAAATAAATCGGTACAAAAAAAGAGCCCCTCGGGACCCTTTCAATGCGCGGGGCTGTCTCTTACTGCTGGTCGTCCCAGGTCAATCGCCGAGCAATTTCGGCGTTGCCCA